TTCGTTAGTATGTCTGTAGTGTCTTTTAATACGATAGTACCTGTAGCGTCTGGTAATGATACCGTTCTATCTGCTGTAGGGTCAATAACTGTTAATACTGTTTCATTATTATCAGAAGTAGTACCTTCAAAAGTAAATGAATTTGTAATTTGTATTGTAGTTGAATCTATAACAGTTTGAGTACCTTGAACATCTAAATCTCCTAATACGGTCAAATCATTTGAAATTGTTACATCATTTGGTAATCCTAAAGTTACAGTATTAGCAGTAACAGCAACATTTGTTTCATTTGCTGTTCCAGAAAATGTTACCGTTTCTCCTAATGAAATGGGGTCTGTAGCCGAACCATCTGATAATGTAATTGTAGGAAAAGTGTTTGTACCACTTGTTAAATTTTTATTTGTAAGTGTATTTGTTGAGGTAGCTGTAACAACTGTAGCGTCAACAGCAAGAGTTACATTACTTCCTGAAACGGTAGAACCAATACCTGTTCCACCAAGAATTCCTAAAGTTTCACCCTTAGCATTGATTGTTGCAACTGTAGAGGTATCGTCTTTTACTTTGATATTGGCAGCTAAAGTAGTGCCGTCACCAATCGCTGTATAGATTTCAGTAAAATTTAAATTGACTTTATTAGCACCATCACGGAGGTTATCACCTGTTCCGTCATTTGCTGTTGTTCCTCTATCTATTGTGTATTTGGCCATTTTATTCTAATCCTTTATACTATTTATAATGTTTTTATGGTGTTGTATCATCAAAACTAACTAAAGTATTATCAAACAATGTTAGAGTATTACTAAACAAATGAGCACTTACAGCAAACTGAGCAGGAATAGCATAATTTGTTTTAATATTGCGACCTTCTTTAGTTGAAAATACAAAAAGGTATACTGGTCCACCATCCAAAGCAGTCTTCGTACCTACAAATTTTAAATCTGCAAAATTCTGGAAGGTAGTTGAATAAGCACTTGTTGAGTGGGTACCATATGCCGTATTATGAAATCTATTTAAAGAACCAAATCTTGGTCCTGCATATGCATAACCACTTCTAACATCATGTGTTATTCCTGAACCATCAACAAAATTGTTTCTTCTTCTACTTAAATAATCAATTACTATACCTTCTCTAGTTAATGTAACATCTCTAGTATTTGAAGCAAATGGGTCCCTATAATCATCACCTACATCCATCTCTCCCTCTAAATGAGCATTTGCTCTTAAAGATGTGCCGTCACTAGTTGTTCCCAATCTTCTACCAAATACTGATAAGAATAATGTATTAACAAGTTGTAAGAATGGAACCTCTTCTCTACCAGATGATATGCCTTTGACAGGACCACTAGCAGTTACAGTTATTTGTGATTCAATATCTACTTGACCTGTGAAATAAAAACCTGCTGTGTGCATTGTCTTTTTAAATGCGTCCCTCCAATCAGCAATGGAACGACCAACCTTCAATACATAAGAAAAATCTTGATAGTATAAACTATCTTGTATTCTCATTGTTGTTTCAGAAAGTTTACCTCTTTCACTAATAAATTTTCCATCCGTATCTGTAACTGAAACTACATTAATTGAAGCAGTTGCATTATCTAATTTTTTAAGTGTACATGTTCCACCTGTAGAAGATGTTAATGTTTCATCTAAAACAAATGCACCTGTTACACTTTTTACCCTTAATAATCCTCTTGTATAATCCCATTCTGCAATAGTACCTGAAGCTCCACCTGCACCTGTAACTGTAGAATTTACAATAAATGTTCCTGAAACTCCTGTTACAATCATGTTATTAAAGAAACCTAATGTAGGTGGAGTAGGAGATTCTTCATAACTTCTACCTAATTCTACAGTCTTTAATCTTACAATCTTACCAATGTCATCACCATAAGCTCTAACGGTTGCACTTGAACCTGTTCCAGAAATAACTGAAACTGTTGGTAAAGATGTATATTGTCCTCCAGTATTTGTTAAAAATAAATCAGTTATTTCACCTGTGTTATCTCCTGAATCTTGAACTATTACTTTACCATCATACTGGTCGCCTCTAGTTGTTTCATCTTCTAATACAATTCTATCACCTGTGAACATTCCTGGAGTATCACTTTCACCAGAAAAACCTCCATTTACAATCTTAACAAACCCAGCAGCATTTAAACCATTTGTATTTGTATTAACAAAACTTAATTCATCACCAATTGTATAATCTGTTCCTGCATTATCAACAACAATATCTGTAATTGCGCCAGGTCCTATTTCTTCAACTTGAAATAATGCACCTGTACCACCAGCTGTTAATGTAATTGTGTCAACAACTTTATTTAAAGAACCATCATTTGTAATATTTTTTGTTCCAGGAATACCTGTAATATTTGCTTTAATATAATAATCATCTAAATCGGATGCTGTGCCTTGAATTTCCTCACCAACAAGAAGTGTACCATTCATAGAATTAACATTTAAAATTATTTCATTTACTGTATAAGCTCCAATTTGAAAACTATAAACATTTTCAATAATTGCTGTAGCACCTGAAGTTTGACCTGTAATTGTTCTACCAATTAATTCCAATGGGTCACCAGATGTAGCAACAACTCTTACAACTCTTAATGAATCAAATTGACCATCGGATGCTTTAAGCATTTGTTCTCTAGGATAAATTGTTTCGGATGTTTCACCAAACAATATTCTAAAAAACATTTCATGGCCTCTTACAGTACCTTTTGCTCGGTACATAGACCTAATATTTTTTATTAATTTTCTTTTATCTACACCAGGCGCTAAATTTTCAGGAAGAGTTACCAAAAACTCATCTCTCATATTTGTTAAGAACTGATTTATAACTCCATCGGGGTCCCTAAAATTAACTAGGTCAACTATATTATTTACAGGATTTGGTCTGTAATTATTAACCGTACCCCAAGCATTTGATGAACCACCAACTATAGTTTCACCATTAACAAATTTATTTTGTGATGTTATGATAAGTTTATTATTTTTTAAATCTTCAACTAATATTGTAGCAGTTGCATTTGAAGTTTGACCTGTAACAACCTCACCTCTTGTAAATTTACCATAAGAGGAATTTTCTAATAGAATTTTATCATCAGCGTCTAGTGATGTTCTAGCTGTATCTTTTCTACTTGCATTTAATATTAGATTGTTTGATTGGCCTGTTTCAGATTCAATTAAAATTCCATCGGTTGACAGAATTGAGGTTACAGATAACTCTGCTGACTCTAATAGTTGATAATATACTTTTAAAAATTCAGCAAACTTTGGATGTTGACTAACTACAAATTCTGGTAGTTGGCTATTAAGTAGCGTTGAAATTTTATCATTAAATTTTGCCATTGTTCATTAATAACTTGATGTTGTTGTATAACCTACACCAGCGTCAGCGGAACCTCCTACAAATGTATCGGCTGTTACGGCTATAGTTGAATTCGCTACATCTATTTCCACAATTTGAGCTCTTACTGGTACAATATCGTTTGAGTTTGGAACAACAGTTAATTCAATTTTAACTGAAGCTGCTCCTCTAATATTTGATATGGAAGCCACATTTAAAGAATTTAATGTAATTTGTCCTGTATCATAATCAATTGTTCCTTGTGTAGAAGTGGCATATGTTTTTACACCTGATACCAAATAATATAATCTAACATTACCTACACCATCATCATTAAAAAACATTTCATTGTCATTACCATCTATTTTAAATCCTGATGAACTTAATATTCCGCCTGTGCTTGCCATATGTCCAGAGTGTGGATTAAATAATGCATTTCTGAAATAAACATTATATTTTGTTGATGATAATATTGTTGGTGTAAAATCTTTTCTTATTTTAATTGTAGTTATGTTTGATAGAATACTCGCATCAGTATTATCAATTAAACCTGTTAATTTTGAATGACGATAAATTGAATCAAACTTTTGCAAAGTATCTGTATTGTAATTTGTTACAGTAGTTGTAATATCTGATTTTAAAGTATCTGCTGATTTGATTGTTGCTGATGAATTGTATTTAACTGTAGATGTTAATAATACCGAAGTTGTTTCGGGGTCCACAATTTGTGGTGCAACAGCAGCCACATTATATGGTTTTAATTTATTAACTATATTTAATTTCGTTGTTTCTGTTATAGTAGAACCTGAAGCAGCTTTAATACCTATATTTACAATACCATATCTTGGAGTTTCTTCATCTTCTCCACCCCAAGCACTTACTGATAATGCATTTGGATAAATTCCTTTAACTAAACTTTCATAATCAGTTGTAGTAACTGCTCTATCTTGAGCTGCATATTGTAATGGTGCATTATGTCTAATTGATTCATCTGATTCAGATTCAGCTCCACCAGAACCACTTGATATAGTTGTTATAGTTACATCTGAAAATCCACCAATTGTTCCTGATAAAGAAAATGAACTTGCACTATTGGATAATGTTTTATTTGTAACAATATATTCCATAATTACAATATTACCATCTGCTAATGATTTCCCATTTACACCATCACCAAAATAAACTTCATATTTACTATCTTGAACTTCTTGTATAAAATAAACTTTTGATGTTGAAGTTACATTATTATATCCGCCTGCTAATGAATAAGTGTTTGTAGTTGAATCAGAAGAACTGTTTTGAACTCTAACTAATAAAGTTGATGTATCAGCGTTTGCATTTGGTATAATAAATTTTTGGTCAACATCTGTACTATCAACTGTATATTTAAAAGTTACCAAACTACCTTCGTAAACAGGTATACTTGAAAATTTGTAAACACCACTTGCTGGTGTAATTGTATAATCTGAATTGGTTACATATTGATAAGATGTAGTATCTACAGTTGTGGTAAAAACTGTTCCCTTTGTCATT